ATGACGAATACAAAAAACAGCGTGGACATCAACATAGGTTGTAAAATTAAAGACGCGCGAATATCTGCCGGAATGTCTGGGAATGACCTTGCCATAAAGATTGGTGTCTCACAGCAACAGGTATCACGTTATGAATCCGGGCAAACGCCAATGACCATAAACACGGTTATAATGATTGCTCATGTGCTTAATGTCTCTGTAAATGAGTTACTGAGTGATTACCTTTCCTCAGAGTACAGTGACATCATGCTTTTAATGAGCAATCGTAATACAGAAAAATAGTCACACCGGACGTCCACCAGCGCGGCTTTGTTTTATTGATCTGAGTCTACGCCCTGCTCTGCAGCTTCCTGCGCTTCACGTTCTGCCTGCTCACGTTCTATCTGTTCGGCCAGTTCACGCTGTTTCACATTCCACACTGAGCCCTGCGGCATTTCAACACGAACATCGAGGCGGGTGGATTCCGGCAGATCACATGGTTCACCGTCCTGATAGAAGATGCGCTCACCTTCCGGCGTGACCTCTTTCAGTCGCCAGTTCTGGAAACGTTCCGGTAAATGCGCATGCTGACGGTGATAGGTTTCAATAATCAGGCTGCCGTCACTCTGCACCCTGTCATCGACATAAACCAGCTCAAGGCCGTTATTGTCTTTCGGTACTGAGATACCACCGTTTACACCCCATGCGCCATCTGAGTTATAACCGAGTATACCGGTGATGTGATACTGGCCGGTGCCGGTACGGCGGACTTCTGCACCTTCGGATTCATCATTGGTCTCGTAATGGCCATCAGGGTAAATCTGAACGATTGGCGACGATTTTTTATAATATCCGCTACCGTCTACGATATACATATTGGATGTCAGGGCAACGACATCATCAATAACCCCACCGGCATTCCGTCTGATCGCAAGCATACTGCCACCGCCATAGTTCGGAATAAACAGGTGATGAATTGTATTATTAGAATAACGTCCTCTGATAACACTACCGAATCCGGCTACTGATGATGGTATATTTGATGTGTAATTCTGGTTATAGCCAAAAATTCCTGTACCCTGCGAATAACTGTTAACATCAGTCAACCATACAATCGGATCCGCTGATGTTGTACCGACACCTGCTATCCCACGAACCCACTGCTGGGTGGAAAAAGTACCTCCGACAGCAGGCAAACCAAAATACCGCCACCCGCCACCACCGCCGTTTGCTGCTATCTGTGTGCGTCCTTCACCCGTATCAAGCACAACATTTGATGTATCTGATATTGCTGACACGGTTCCCTGCATCGAATGCGGTCCCTTCCAGTTAACCCCTTTAACATCTTCAACTAAATTATCCGCTAATCCGGCCAGCGATACAGCTTTACTCGTCGCCTTCTGACTCATAACATCCGTTTTCGATTCACCGGGTTCCTGAACCACTTTCGGTATTTTGCTGATAGCATCATTCAGAGCTTTAATGCTGCCCAGTGTCACCTTCTGCCCGTTCGGCAGTTCAATTTCCACCTGCCCGGTGTCTGTCATCCACTGCTGCATTGCCTGGAGAAAGTAAACGATATAGCCCTGATTGGCTGACATGGTGCGGGCCGCATCTGAAATGGTATCCGGTACCGTGGTGGCGATGGAGTATTTCGCGCCGCTGAGCGTTACCGGAGCATTGAATGACAACGCCAGTTCGGTATCACTGTTTACCGCGCGGATCATCATACTGACAGGTGTCGTACCGTTCTCGATGCTGATAAGCTGGCCGGGTGCCACGCCGTGAATGTTCTTTTTCCACTGTGTACCGGTGCCGGTCACAATCGGTGAACCGGCTTTAATGGCTACGGTGCCGTCTGTATAAATCATGGGGTTTCCTTAAATTTCAGACGAAAAAAAACCGCCGGAGCGGTTGTTGGAGGAGATTATTTATTTTGATTTTAGTTTTTGCGGGTCGAAGTCAGCGACGGTAACGGCGATAATCAGTCCTCTGTACTCTTGCCTTTAACACATGTAATTTTGTCAAACGTATCCATGCGGATCCAGCCATGCAAACCCAGAACAGGATCACCTGTACTGAAAAACCGTTTACTGTCCGGCGCATATTTTGTCAGCTTAGCTGAGTAATGCCGGTTATCCAGCCCCTCAAACATATGCCCGGTGCAATCCACTGGTTTGGTGTATACGTTATGGCTGCAGGCTGTCAGCGTGGTTATTGCAGCTAATGTGATTAATTTTGATATATTCATTCTTATATCCCCGTTGTATCTATTATCATTATATATAGCGGTATATCACATGATTCAAAAGATTGTGATGCATGCGGTCTGGAATACGTATCAACCAACAGACGTACTTCCAGTTTAGAACCGTTCATTCGCCAGAAATAAGACTCGAATTCCATATATTCATCATAATTTGTCCTTTTCTGAGCACCACCGCCAAATACAACTGCACAGTTATTACCATTATTAGGCATTGTCATAGACCACATTGTATCAGGCCATAGTTTAAGCCTCTGAACATGCAGTATATTTGCAACGCCCCAGTTAGTATTATATACCACCTGATTGGTTACCGGGTTTATCACAACTATTCCCGTTCTTTGATTACGCACCTTAACAGGAGCGTTGCCAAACTCCCAGATTTCTATATTTCCGCCGAGACCGTCGCGGAAAGGCATCGAGACAAAAGCATTGTTATTCGTATTGTCAAACGCCTGACCGCCTATTCTGACCCAGAATGATGCTCTGGCTGCGATCATTTGTGTGTTCGGATGAACTCTGGCCGGAAAATAAACCTCTTTGATGGTTCCCTGTCCGGCATCCTGCACTTTCGGACAATGAAACGACTGCTTTCTGATTAACCCTAACGCTATATTAGTACCGTCAATTTGCATCCGGCCGGTGTCACCAAAACATATAAAACCGTGTTTCATGATTTTACACCATATAATATACGCATATAAGTTTCCCTGGCTCTCTGTTCGTCGTTTCGCCTTAAATTACCCTCAAAAATAATAACGCCATTTTCAACCCGGCAATCGCACCAGCCGTTATGATTGAACCAAAAGCTCGGATTAACCCAGACAAAAATCTCCCCCATAGAGAGCAGGTTCCGGTGATCCCAGCTGTATTTAAACTGACCGACCGGTGCAGGATTAATATCATGCCAGCCGACAAATCGACCGAGTCTTTTACCGGAATCTAATATTTTATTACCGCGATCATCATATACAATAATCCCGTGAGCCATATTAATACCCCGATATATCACCAATAATGACCGTCAGCCGGTTATTGTCATATACTTTAATACCGCCCGCTGTAATACCGGTACCGTTTGTTGTTGTCCCGTCAAAGAACTCAAATTTATTAGCCTTTGCATCCAGAATAAAACCCTGTTTACCCGGCACATAGTTCTCCGACTGCATTTTGTCAGTGACAACCACACTGTTGAGCCATGCCTGATTAATGAACGCCTCACGCATAAAGACCTGTCCGTCCTTCATGTACATGAACAGATCCATCGATTTTTTTACCGGATTATAAAACGCAAACTGCTGCGCGTTAAACCCGATAAGCGTGTTCACCTGACCGCCTTTCAGCTCAGCCCCGATAACCATACCGGCGGAATAATCCTCACCGTTATAACGGATCCGGACTTTCATATCGTGGACCACCGATGCCTGACCGGATGCCATATCCCACTGCGCGCGGATGGAGTTCTGCGCCAGCGCCAGACCATCTTCAGCTTTAACCTGTACCGCATCCAGTTTCTCTGCAAGTGCCTTCGTTTCCGTGACCGTGTAGTTGCGGACTTCGATGATTTCTGCTTTCATCGCGCCGTTTTCGCGCTGCCAGTAGCCCCACTGGCCGTATGCGTTGTTGGCGTTGTTGATGATGGCTTCGAAGTTGTCATCCGCCTGCGACCGCAGGTCTTTGATAATTTGAGAGTCGCCCAGCCCGGCGGCCACTTCATCAATAATGTTCGATGCATCGAACTCGGCCACACCGCGCACAAACTCAGTCCAGGGGGATTGGTTACCGGTTTTATCCACCAGCCGGGCGCGGAAATAAAACGCGGTACCGGCGGCCAGACCGGCCAGTTCATGAGAGCGGGACGGGTACGGCACATCAGCCAGCAGCAACAGGTTCTGCCCGTCATTGGTTTTGCTGTACTGAATTTCAGTTTTCAGGGTATCTTCCGTGAATTTCCCGAACTCCCAGTTCAGTTTGATCCCGAATACCAGTGTGGACGCACGGAAGTTCAGTGGCATCGGCGGATCACCCACCTTGCCGGTCAGCCGGGTTTCCTCTGAATATCCCCAGCCGCTGGAGATTTCTGCCGCGTTAATCGCCCTGACCCGCACCAGATAACGGCCTGAATAGACCCCGGGCACGTCAAATGAAGTGGTGGCATTACGCGGCACATTGATCCAGTTACCGTCATCACGCCGCCACTGCGCCTCATAAGCAATCGCGTTCTCTGCCGGTGACCAGGTAACCTGCATGGTTTCAATGCTGATCCCCTGGTTCACCACAGAGTAAGAGCTGATAGTAATATCTTTTGGCGGGAACTGGTTACCCGGTGGAATAACACTGATTGGCCGTTCATCGAGTACCGCGCCGGTATCTATCCGGTCGTATTTGTCCGGATCATGCATGGCCGCCGATATCGTGAACGTGCCGTCATCATTCTCAGTCACGCTCACCACCCGGTACTGCTGGGCGTACAGCTCATCTGATTCCGTTACCCAGACACATTCCGGTTCCGGCGTTTCGCTGTATTCCGTGGTAACAGTGATCACATTATCTGTGACCATCTGAATGGTACGGGCCTGTGATTTGCCGGACGGCAGATTCAGCATCAGCCTGTCACCCGGCGCGGCATCCGGTTTGCGGTCGAGTGTGATACTCCGGCCATTCACCGCACTGACGCGGCCGCCGGTGACTTTCCCGGACAGGTTTTCATCCGCCACCGCAATGATGTACCCCGGCTGCGGGATGTTACCGTCCAGCCCCACACCGAATGTCACTACCCGGTCTTTGTTGTTGGTCAGTATGCCCCAGCGGCCTTTACGGTTGGCCTCAGATTGTCGGGTGCAGCCGATTGCCGTCATTTCCAGCTGATTAAAGCCGAACCGGTAAACCAGCTCATTTTCAAACACCGGCTCCATCGCATCAGCATAACCGTTCAGCGGATCCGAGTACGACACCAGTGCGGAGGAATAACGGGCCTTACTGCTGCTGCCGGAATAGGTGAACTTCCCGTCGAGTACGTTGGCTTTGGTGTAGCTGTAATCAATATCCCGGGGCATATCCGCCAGGGTGATAATCTGATTGCCGCCCCAGTAGGTCATACCTCGGAAAATGGCTGCAAAATCGCGCAGTACCGTATAGGCTTCATTGCGATCCTGCACATACACATCACAGATATAACGCGGCTCAGTACCGCTGCCGCCCTTGCCGTCCGGTACCGGCTGATCACAATACTGCGCAACGCGGTACAGTTCCCATTTATCGATATTCTGAATTTTGATACGGTCGCCGAGGCCGAAGCGATCGGAAATCACGATATCGTAAAATATCCAGGCGGGGTTATTGGTCCACGCCCACTTAAACGAACCGTCCCAGGTACCGGAATACGTCCGGCGCTCCGGGTCATAGTTTGACGGAACGCGGATGATCCGCATCTTCGGCTCGCAGGTGACCTGCGGGATAGAGCCGTTAAACTGTTTTGAGTCAAACTCGATATACAGCAGCGCGGTGTGCGGATAGGTCAGTTTGGCATCAATCACCTCGGTGTAACTCTGCAGCACCAGGGTGTCACCAATTTTTGCGCTGTTGGCATCTGCCGTGATTTTACGCACACGCAGTGTCCATGATGTGGCTGACTGCGGCAGATCAATACGATGAGTACGCTCATAGCCTGAGGTGGTTTTACCCTTCACCCGGCCGTCCACAACCGTTTTCCAGCTGCCGCCGTCAGTCTGCAGATCAATAGCGTATTTCACCTCGTTGCCGACCATGTCCCCGTTATCCTCCTGGCGGAACAGAGACGGCCATTTCAGGCGGACGCGGACCGCAGACAACTGCGGGTTAGTAAACGCATGCGCCCACGGTGTGCTGCTTTGTACCGTGGTACCAACGGTGATTTCATTCTCCGCCGCAGGCATCCCCTGGATATAGGTTTGAGCCTGAGTGCCGGGACGATATTCCCACACCACGCCGGGGAAATTTTCCGACCCGTCAGCGTTCAGCAGCGGCGTATCGTCCAGAAAAATAGTCTTCCCGGTCAGCTCACCGGCAAATTCACCTTCCCCGAGAGCGATCAGCAATTTGGCTTTGGCTACGGACTGTAAATCATCCGGTTGTTCGACGGGTGTGCGCGGGCTGCCACCGCCACCTTTACGGCCTGTGATTGGTGTCATTGTGGATTTCCTGCTGAATAACTGAAGGGAAAGTTACTGCTGATCTTCGACGTAAATTCCGGCTGAGATAACGGCCCCGCCGATGCGGCGCTTACCGTAACCGATCGGGACAGGATAGCCCTGAGAAACGGTGTTCACTGGGGCGCCGAACGCATAGGACGGTTTATTCTCGCCCTGGTCTTTCATGGCAAGCCCGCCCGGCTGCGGGGACAACATCTGGATAATACCGCCCAGCATCATGGAGACGCCGGTCATGGCCAGCCCGGTATGCATCGCTCCCCATGCTGCCACTGACGCACCGCCTGTCCAGAACGCAGCAGCCACCATTACCGCGCCAAAAATAACCTGCAGCAATCCCCCACGTTTGCTGCCGATTACAACAGGCACAATCCGGATAACATCATCCGTCACCGGAAAACTGAAGTCGTCCACCCCTATATTCTTTTTCCCGCGAAATACCGCATAAGTTAACCCGCGCGATTTACTGTTATTCAGGAACTGTTCAAAGCCCGGAATAGTGCAGCACAATGCACGGACAGCTTCTGACGTGGTGCAAACAAGCCGCTGGTGCGTTTTGCCGAACGTTTTGCCCAGCACGCCGCCCAGCTCTATTTTTGCCATTATTTCCTGTGTCATAATTCCTCACTACAAATACTATTTAATATTAACAGGCTCCCGGCAGCATACTTGCCGGGGAACAACAGAGGACCTCAAATGATCAGGTTAAATATAACAATCTTTATTGTGCTGCTACTGAGTGCCACTGCCGGAATGAGTCATCCCGGCATGAATAAAGAAAATAATAACCATAGATTGCGGCACACTGTCGATATCCGCTTCGGAGAAAAGTATTCCGGAAACAACATCACGGAATATATTAATCAGATAAAATCTGCCATTAAAAAAAATTTTTATATTAATGATAAATGGCAGGGAAAACGCTGCACGATTGCCATCAGCTTTACACGAATGAATGCAACCGTGATTGAAAATGGAGACACTGAATTATGTAATGCAGGCTTATCTGCTGTTGAGCAGGCATTTTTACCAAAACCTTCCGGAGATATAAGAAAAGATAACTCATTAAAAAAAGATATAATGATACATTTCACCCCATAAAAAATTCACAATATCTCAGGACCATTACAGTGCGGTCGCGCCAGTAACCGCCATACGGCACCCGCTGGCTCAGGTGACCGTATAAATGATGCAGCAGCATATTATCAGCCAGCAGAATACCGGCATGATTGGCGACCGGTGCCTGTATCTGCATCACGATGACATCACCGGGCTGCGGATCATCGACCTGAATAAACCCCGCTTCCCGCCAGTTATCGACGTACCGGTTCTCACCCTGCTCCCACCAGGGATAATCCACCCGGTAATCCGGCAGTTCAATACCGTGTTCCTGCCGGAACCAGCTCATCACCAGCCCCCAGCAGTCCGTAAACCCGAGCACAAAGGGCCGACCAAGTAATGGCAGCTCGCCGCGCGGCTGAACAGTCCGCAGATCCCCCTCCGGCCAGCTGACGATAAACCACGGTATGCCGAGAGCATCACAGTGTGCTTTATCAAGTTCTGACGGCCGGGTGGTGGCATCCGGGTGACTGTGCACAATACCGGTCACCGTACCCCAATCCTCAGCAGCAGCGTAATCCTCCGGCGATAATACAAAATGCTCTTCCGGCGTAGCCGCGATATTACGGCAGGGAAAGTATTTCACCACCCGTGATTTTTGAGCTATTACTCCGCAGCACTCGCGGGGATATTCACGCTCTGCGTGTGCAAAAATAGCTGCCTGAATGTTTTTACGCATCATTATTTCCTCAGTAATGAGGTTCCCGGAAAGCCGCCGAACGGGATCGGATTATTTTTCCCGAAACGGGGAAAGCAGCCGGTATTCAGCATGCCGCTGCACTGATCCTGTGCCGGGTCATCCACGCGGTTACCGTGTTTGTCAAAATACCCGTTCTGCCCGGCATAATCACAACCGTCACCGGATTTGTATTTGCCGCGTATGCACCAGGTACACATTGCATGCAGTTGCCGCGTCGGGATCAGCACCCCCTGCAAATCCATCGGGCTGGCTAATTCAAACTCGATAACCTCATTGGTTTCCGAGGATTTGCTGTCGATATAAAAAACCGAGACTTTTTCCTGGGTAGGATCTGCCGCCGGGTTGCCATCCGGAAAGTTCGCCGCATCCAGATAATGAGCCAGCGTGTCGTGTATCGTGACTTTAGCCTTCAGCATATCATCGTAGGCCAGACACAGCGCAGTCACCGAACCGTCCAGATTTGCCACCGATAACTTCGGCTGCGCACCGGATCCGGTTGTTGATGCTTCCAGCCCCTCAATCTGTACCGGCCACGCGCGATACTCTTCTCCCTGCCACCAGATGGATTTCGCCGGTAATTTTTCCGAATCACTACCAGCGGCAGTAATTTCTGCCTCTGTATGTGGGATGTTGTATGCATGGAACCGCAAAATATCCGGCGCACCGAATGCGGTACCGTCAACCTCAAAAAGCCGGACGGCATTACCCGGTTCCAGCTTCTGGTAGTCATTTGTGATCATGGTTTAAATGCCTGGGTAAAAGTGAGAGAAAGTGAATAGTTGTCACCGCCGAGCGGGGTGAGCTTATGCTCGTCGCACCGGTACAGACCGACCGGCTCAAGCGGGGGTTTCCACTGAAAAGCCTTTATGCCGCCGTGACGGTCGATAAACTGACGGATAGCCGCGATATACTCCCCGCGACCGGTAAATTCCAGTGACCACTTCTGGCTGCGGGGATTAAGACCGTCACCGGACACCTGCTCATAACCATCACCGAACTTCGCCCTGCGGGTTTTATAGGTGATGTCCTCCGTGGGATTAACACGGGGACACCAGGTGAAAATTTCAATCATTGACGGGCCCCTTTCGCAACCGACCAGATGGCACCGCCGGGCCGCAGATCTGTATTAATCAGCGCCCCGTAACGCTGGTCTACATACTGCCCAATCTCCCGGCCAAACTGTTCATAACCAGCTGACGACTGCGTCTGGCTGCTGCCGTTACTGTCAATGGTAATAAACACCTGTGGTGCCGCAGAACCGGCATTCTGATTTCTGCCGATCGCCCGGACACCGAGAGAGCCATCCGCCGCCCGTGTTAACGGCATAATCGCTTCCGGTCCGGCCTCACCCATCAGCCCGGCACCTTTGGCAAACGCAAAATAAGTCGGGGTGCTGACTATCTGATTACTGTACGCACTCAGGCCCGGGGAGTCATAAACTCCGCCCTTGGCATTTGCCGCGGCACCTCCCAGAAAGTTACCGACAGCACCAATCCAGCCACCGACATCTGACATGGATTTCAGGCTGTTCACGATGGCAGCGTTGACCAGTATTTTCTGGATGGATTTAAGGACATCTATTGACCAGTCGCGCCAGCTGGCTTTATTTCCGTTCAGCATGTCAGTGATGTTATTCACCATACCGCCCATGGCGCTCTGTACCGCAGATGCGGTTTGCTCCGCATAATCTCCGGCCTCAGCAACCCAGTCTTCCATCCCCCGGGTAACCCCGCTGGTCCAGTCAGACTGAACCTCCTTTATTTTCTGATATTTCAGGTTGAGCGCATCAATCTCCCGGTTATAAGCTTCGGTCGCACTTTTTCCCTGATCAGATTTGGCATAAACACGATCAATCTGCTGCCGCTCATCGTAAAGACTGCGCCGGTTTCCGCCCATTCCCCGGGTTTTATCAATTTGCTCCGCTTCGTCACTGAATTTCCGGGCACCGTCACGCATCGCTTTCAGCGCATCATCCATTTCACGCTGCTTTCTGACCGCCTCGTCGGCCTTTTGTGTCCACTCCGCCAGGGCAACAGAGGATGCGCGGATCGCTTTTCGCTGCTCATCCGTCCATTTGGTACCGGCCTCATGCGCAGCCGCATACAGCTCTGCGGCCTTCTCTCCCTGCGTGGCCCTGACTTTCTGAACCTCCGTAGCCACACTCAGATCCGCCATTTTACGGGCATACTGCTCCGCCTGACGTTCCGCTTCTTTCTGCTCTTTATTGAAAGCACTCTGGGCGCTTTTACCCGCTTTCAGTTCCTTACTCAGCTTTTCCTGATTCCGGTAGGCTGCCACCTGATTATCAATGTATTTCTGCCGGTTATCGGCAAATTCGGGTTTATTCAGCAGACCGATATCATCTGCGGCAAACTCAGCCTGCCGGATAACACGGGCTTCCCCGGTCAGTGCGGACAGTTCTTTGTCCCGCTCTGATTTCTGAATGAAATCCTGCTGTTTTTCGCTGAGAGGCGCTTCCGGGATACGCATCGGGCTGTTAACCAGAGCCAGGCGGTTGGTCAGGATCTGATTTCCGGCAGACATTATCCGGTTAAATTCGCTATGCTCCGCATTCACCATCAGTAATGAATGACGCATATTATTCTGGGCAGCAGACTGCTGACGAATAAGAAAATCACGCTGACTTTCGACCGCCTTCAGTGCTGACTGAATCTCTTCCGATTTTTTGCTCAGCTCATTAAGTCTGCTCTGTTCAACCGAAAGCTCATCCTGCGCAGCCGCCAGGGATTTAACCGCATCTTCCTGACTGATAAGATGGTTAATCAGATAGCCGTTGATGCTGGGGCCGGGTGAGGCCAGCATCTGCTGATATCCTGCTATCGCTGATTTTAATCCCTCGACTTTCTGACGCTGCTCATCAACCAGTTTATTTTGCGCCGCCAGCGATTCTTTGGTTTTACCGGAGTTATCAGCGGTTTCCGGCAGCGTCATTTTATTAAGATTGGCACGAACCTGGTCAATGGTGGCGGCGTATTCAAGTGCGGACTGTCTTGCCTGCTCCTGCTTCTGGTACATCGTGTACCAGGCACCGGCACCCAGCATCACCAGCCCCGGAATGCCGCCGACCAGCCCCAGCGCACCACCAAGAAGACGTGAACCGACAGATGTGACGTTATTCAGGTTATTTTGCGCGATATTTCGGGCATTTATATTGCGTGCAACGGAGGCCTGTACAGCGGCCAGCCGCTTTTCTGCGCCTGCCTGTGCATCGGTTCCGCGCGCAGCAGCCAGGGATTTTTGTGCCCGGTATTCTGCCGCACGCGCTCTGGCAACCGCAATTTGTGTCCCGCGCAGCTGGGCCTGCGCAAGAGCGACCTCGCCTTTTGCGGCATTTGCCACGCCGATAGTGGCTCTGGCTACACTGGTGGTCAGCCCGCCGAAATACCGTGCAAGGCCAACCCCGACCAGTGCCCCTGAAACAGTGGCGATGGTGTCTATATTCCCGGCAATACCATTCAGCGCCCCGGTCAGTGTACTCGTTGCACCTGACGCCTCATTAGCCCCGCCCACCCACGCCATAAAGGCGTTTTCCACCTTTTGCGAAGCCATACTGACGGTCTGCGGTAACTGCTCAAATTCTTTTCTGAGTTGCTCCGTATTTGTCAGGATCGGGACGATTTTATCGGTGGTCAGCTGCCCGCTCTGCGCCATATCACGCAGACCGCCGATGGTGGTACCCATTCCGGCTGCCAGCAGTCTGGCCAGTCGTCCGCCGTTTTCCATGACGGAGTTGAATTCTTCTCCGCGCAACACACCGGAGGCCAGTGCCTGACTCAGCTGAGTGGTAACGGAACTGGCTTCCGCCGCACTGACACCGGATAAAATCAGTGAGGTGACAATCGTTTCAGTGACTTTAGCCACATCCCCCGAGGCATAACCCGCATCACGCATCGACTGTGCAATACGCGCGTACAGGTTGGTATTTGCCGCCAGTGATGTGCCGGTACGCTGACTTAACGACATCAGCTCCTGCTGCGCCCGGCTGAAATCCTCCGCAGACACAGAGGCCAGTTTCAGGCGACCGCTTAACTGGCTCCAGGTATCGGCATAACTGATAAGCTGCTGCGTGGCAAAAGCACCGGCCATAGCCCCCATTACGCCGGTTACTGTCGATTTTATTGATGACAGTTCATTGTTCAGCTCACTGATTGCCCGTTTCGTTTCACGTGATGCCGATGATGCTTTGCGTCCGCCCTGCTCCAGCGTCCGGTAATAGTTCTCCCCCATCCGTGAGGCGCGCGCTATTTCAGACTGAAACGAGGATGAATTAGCCGATATTTTAATAATAAGCTCACGAAGCTTTGCCATTACTCCCCCGTTCAGAAAATAAAATCAATGTTCAGAAATAGATCCGAGAAACTCTTCCAGACTGTCACCGGGCGGTCTCTCATCCTGAGCGCCCCATGTCAGCATCGCATCATTCAGGCTGAGTTTGCCGCCCTGTGCGCCGTACAGCGATGAGACAATATGGGCCGTCTGTATGTCACTGCGGATGTCCCCGATCGGACTGAGGCGGTCAAAAGCCATCCACATGGTCAGCTCACCGGCGCTCATCGTTCTGGTCAGTTCATCCACTGTACGCCCCATCCGGAGCGCCAGTGTCATCAGAAAAAACATCCCGGGCTGCGCTACTTTTTTTCCGCTTCATCCGGCGTGGTCATCAGGTCAAGCGCCTGTTTCAGTAAGCGGGCATGAACCGGCCCGTAAACAGCCATCACCGTTTCCGTGTCGTCATCACTGAACACCCGCTCTTTATCTTCATCCAGCAGCACATCAGAAAACATCACCACATCTGCACGCAGATTGCGCTGCGCCTGTTCTGCCTCTGACAATTTTTCATCACCGTCTGCGCCGGTATTCATCAGCTCACGCCATCTGAGCCAGGCTGCCGAAGACGGTTCCCGAAGAATAACGGTGACTCCGTTCCATTCAGGTACCTTCACCATCTTTGAACGGAAGGCGTTTTTTGGACTGAGTGCCAGTTCTTTTAATGACAGTTTCGGATTCGCCACGGCTTACTCCCTCTTTCCCGGCTCAGTTATCGCCCCGTTTTTCAGCGGAACAGGCTTACCTTTCATGCGCAGCGTGAAAGACGCGGTGACCAGCCCGCTGGTTGCCGCACTCCAGCTGTTCTGACGGACTTCTGCCAGGAAGGCATAACCATTACCTGACGGAAATTCCACTTTGAACGCATGAATAGTATCTTTGTCATAGGCAGTACGCAGAACTTCCTGGCCCTCATCCGGTGACCAGTTACCGGAGATCGTGATTTCCCCCGGAGAGGCCAGCCCGTTGGTCATTTCCTGCTCCGTTGAGCACAGGGTGGTGACATCAATATCCGACTTCTGCCCACCGGTATAACTGATCTCTTTGGCCGCACAGGCCAGCGGCAGAAATTCTGCGGATGCGGGGTTCACTTCTGTTGCAGGCAGCTTTGAAATACTGATTTTCGTGCCCTGCGTTTTTTCATATTTGCTCGGCATGATTATTTTCCTGTAAGCATAAAAAAAAGCTGCCGCAGCAGCTTGTTGTTCAAGATTACGTTATTGCCAGACCTGACACTCCAGCGTGGCCCGGAAAAGCGAGGTATCCGATTCATAGCCCTGCTTTTCTGTAAACTCTGCCGGTGAAAGCGGAGAAACAGCAGCAACAGACAGTTCACGGATCCGGCGGGCTTCATCGATGGTTTTTGCATACACATCAATCTGGATATTGGTCATTGTCTCAGCACGACCGCACAGCACATCGCCGCCGGTATCATAAAGTGAAAAAACACACCACGGCGGCTGAATTTTGGGCTCATCCTGCGGAGCCACATACGGAAAAACCCTGCCCGGCAGCACCGGGTCAAGCAAAGAAAACAAATCAGATTCTTTCATCCGTTCAGCACCTTATCGATAGCCTGACTGAGTTTGCTCAGCGCCAGATCCGCTGCCTCATCCGCTTTACCGTCAAATGCCGGACGGATAAACGGTTGTGGTGCCATTTTGGATGTGCCGTTTTCCAGAAAACGCCAGTAAAACGCATTACGCGGATCATCCGCTTTCAGTGTGTTGTCGCTGTTGGTTCCGGCGGCATTGGTTCCCCGGATGTACACACCGGAGACAACCTCACCTTTATAACGGCTCCGCTGACCGCCGGTAACGATATTACGCGCCAGTTTTCCGGTCCTGACAGGAGCGCTCCGCCGGACCTCATCCCGCAGCATATCCGCTGCGGCTTTCGTCGCTTCCCGCAGCACACGGGTATTTTCAGCCCGGCTGAGTAATTCCAGATCACGGGACAGTTCAGCAAAACCGGACAAATCCAGCCCCATATCAGCCATCTTTCACCCCCTGTTTACACAGCAGTTCCAGCCGGGTAAATTTCACATCCGGGATCACAGCCTGAATATCGTAGATCTGCCCGCGATATATCATCCGGCATGCGGGATGAATATCCGGCCGGTACCGCATCCATACGCGGACCGTTATTTCTGACATTTCTGCTCCGGCGGTGATAAGCTCGCGTCCGCTGATGGGTTTGACTTCTGCCCAGGTTACAGCAACAGGAAGCCACTGATTTTCACGTTGCCCGGACGGCAACGTTACCCGCTCAGAGCGCTGAAATGTGACCCGGTGCCTTAATCTCCCGGCCTGCATAGCACCTCCTTACAAATTTATAAACCTGTACGGATCAAGCAACAGGTAGAAACCCGCCGGTATTGCTCCGCTTTCCCGTGACTCATAGAGACTGCCGATACAGACCATCAATGCCAGCTCAATATCAGCAGAAACAATCAGGCCATCCGGGTCGCTCTCCGGAATGTTACTGTCATACAAATTGCGGTTAATGTAATTTTCAGCCCGCTTTTTTGCCGCCTGAAGATAGGTCAGGAGTAATTCATCTTCCTGATCATTATCCTCATCGATACGGCACTGCATTCTCAGTTTTTCGAGTGTCGGTAACGGCATGTTTCCCCCCATACCTGCGGCCACGCCGGACCGCAGGTACAAAAAAACCGCAGTTAAGCGGCGTATCGGGTTAAGACCGGATTACTTTGCTGCAGCTTTGGCCACCAGCGCCTTAATCGCGGAGGTGTCTTCCAGGCAGCAGTCAAAGCGGTGAAACGCGAGGAATGCAGTCTGGTCAAATTCAGCGTAACGCTCCACCAGACGTTTCAGCGTCATATAGGTGACACGGCGGACAATGAAGCGATCGAAATCACCACAGAAGATAAACTTCTTGCCGGTTTCCATGCTGTCGACAGCCTGATCCACAGCATACTGCATACCCAGAATCGTCGCAGGAGCAACACCGGTGATTTCCGGCAGCCACAGCGGACGCTTGTTGCCGTCTTCCATTTCCGTGAGCACTTTCAGGGTGCTGTCATTAAAAGCCAGCCGGAACTTAGGGCTGTTGCGGTAGGCCGGATCAATGGCGTGTTTCAGGGCATTAATATCTTTCCAGGTGAATACGGCGGAGGCATCGACCGTACCGGTAACAGATGCATCCAGCCCCTTCGGCTGCACCGGAGTGCCTGCGCCGGTACCTTTCACCAGATATTTAGCCTCACCACGTCCGATACGCTGCGCAATACGGGCTGCGAGGTAGGATTCAATATCAATCCCGCTGTCCTGCAACAACTCATTGGATACCCGGATAATTTTGGAGGACAGTTTTTTAGCACCGAGAACAGCGGTCCCGAACTCAACGTCCTGTTCGCTGGCAGCAGTGTTTTCGCCCAGCAGTTCCCCCTCCTCCGCTGTACCGTCTGATGTTGACCAGGTGATATCCTGCCCGTTTGAAGTTGGCAGGATCTGCGAAATGCCTGCAATACCACCATAGGCTTTCATCTTATCAACGACTTTATTCAGCATCTGAGTAGGTACGGTGTAGCCCCCTTTTTCATCCGGGGAGGTCGCCTGCGCACGCAGCTCTTTAACCGCCTGGCGTTCTTCAGCTGTCAGTTCACCGAAACCATGACGGAGAAAGCGGTCAAATGCCGCCTGACGGCGCTCTGCGGCTTCGCTTTCCGGATTACCCGGCTGCTTTCCGCGCTGCTCCGGTTCTTTGTCATCCACGAAGGTCTGATCTGCCGAGCGCAGTTCCTCTTCGCGGGTGATCTGCTCATTCAGGCGGTCAAACTCAGTTTTGGCCTGATTCCACTCGCCGCGCTGCTCCTCGGTCATGACACCGTCACCGACTTTTTCATGGATAGCACGCATTTCGGTGGCGATAGTATTACGTTTTTGTTTTAATTCATGAAGTTTCATAGAGTTACCTTATGCATTCATTAATGTAAGAAGACGCTCACGCGCCAGTTTTTCATTGACAGCTTTGGCTATACCGCCGCTGTCGCGTGCTTCTTTCCACGCCTCCATTGACCGCACGGTTGAATTTGCGGCCAGATAGGCCGGATAAGTCACCGGACTGACATCATAGAGACGGGAGATCCGGTGAATTTCACGGACAACCATGCCGTCATCATCCTGATACCAGTCATCGCCGTTCACCGCCACGCTGAACGCGAACGAACTCTGACTGACATCCCCGCGTAACATCGGAGCAACCACAAGGTCCCGGATAGTTTGTGTATCCGGCACCGTAATATCGTAGGCCAGTCCCTGTTCGCTGATACTCAGCGATAACGTCCCGGAAGAGGACCGGCCGAGGATATAATTGCGGTCATGGTTAAACAGCCCGCGCACATCATCATTCAGCACATCGTCGAATGCGCCGGGTTTGATAATTTCACGGAATCCCCACATCGGCTCTGACAGGGAATTAAACACCGAGGCCAGACCGATAATGTGGGTCGGCTTGTCCTCTTCCCCCGGCGCGGCCCGTACCTCTCCGACATAGCTGCGGGTTTCTCTTTCATTACTGCTCATCTTTTTCACCACCTTCTGATTTACTGCCGACAGGTTGTGCGGCGTTAACGCTGACCAGCATTTCATCCAGTCCGTCAACCGGGTTCATATCCTCAAATGCCCGCGCCTCATTCCGGCTCATCCAGCCGTCAGTAATGGCGTAATGATAAAATTCAGCACGCTCTTTCGGGGTTCCGCGCAACAGCCCGGCCAGGTTAAACCGGGCATAAAATCCGGCGCGGCGCTCCTGCCGGGTGAACAACCGCCTGTTAAGCTCCTGTTCCCAGTTCACCACCCACGGCATGACCGTATGCCGGACAAACTGAATGGATTGTTCGGAAATATTGGAAAAAGTCGCTTTTTCCAGGTCATTGATCATATGTGCCGGCACATTAAAAATTCCGGCAATCATAGAACGGTTAAGCTTCAGCATATCGATTAACTGAGCATCCACCGGGGAAACGGTCAGGGCTTTGTAATCCAGCTCCGCCGGTAACAGCATGGTTTTGTTTTCCTGACTGCGCAGCGCTGCAGACGCTTTCTGCCACATTGATTTAAGGCGTTCCCACCCTTTTTCCTGCAGCTCCCCCTTAACTGAAACAATACCGGCCGGGCGGGCATTACCGCCGAAGAATGAACTGGTGTATTTCTGACCGGACATCCCCATGCCGATGGTTTCCGCATGCTGCACTATCGGACTGAGCCCCATCCGCTGGTTATTACCCAGCGCCCGGATGTGGATCATGTCATCCGGACTGACAGCAAAATTCCCCTGTTCGTTATAAACACCGTAGGTATACCGGCCACCTGTGTTAAGCAGTGCGGTTTCCCACGGCATACAGGCTTCCAGACTGGTCACCTCACCGCGACTGTTACGGATCACCTGCGTGTAACCGTTTCCCCAGCCGAGAATGTGGCGCTCTTTGGTTTCCCGCCATTTATAACTGGTCTGCCATTCGTTCGGCTCATCGTGAACAAGGTGGAACACGGGATGATCGCGGGCAGTCTCAACCTTATCGCCGGTTTTGCGCATCACATGCAGCGGCATCTGTGCTATTGAGGAAGAAATAACATAAATACAGGCATATACAGCGGCCAGTTTCATCGAGGTTTCCGGGCTGACATAGACATCTGCTTTGAACAGCCCCTCTGTATCAACAGAATCTGCACTGATGGGTACCGCCGGATTCTCAATACTGGTCGGTGTATCGCGGAATAATGTATCAAGAAGCACGTTTCCCCCTCATGGCCACAGCCAGTGAATAGATAACCATTGCTGACCCGCCAATCACCAGGGAATCCGGCAGACCGTATTTCAGATAACAGCCAGCCAGCACCGCGCCGAAACCTGTCAGGGCAGTGAGATCAAGAAGTATATTTTTCATAGGAATAGAATTTCTTCGTCAGGATCCAGAGAGGAAAGGAAGTCACCGGGACCATTCAGCATCGCTCTGCCTATAGCCATAATCAGCGCTGTTGCACCGTCAATTTTGTTTTCGTTCTGCTCTTTGGTTGGGCGGACAACATCATCATTGCCCGGCTGATATCTGCCGACCACGTTACCGATACACCATGTCATGATCGGATTGCCGTCATGGTGGAACCGTCCGGCCGCTACAGCAGCTTCCAGCTCCTTCATCGGGTCGGACATGTTGGTGTAGTTTTGTACTATGGTGATCGGATTCATCCCCTCGTCAGCCAGTTCATGGGAGATGTTTGTTGCGCCATGCGGGTCGATAGCTGTCTCATCAACCGGATTTATCAGGTTTCCGGCCTTCGCATCCTCCAGAATAACGCGGTAATCAATTTCTGCCCCTTCGGTCAGCTTAAGGTGCCCTGTTTCCACCCATTTCATAAAACGCTCTGCTGTACGTCTGTTTTCAACATCAACGCTGAATACGGCGTCATACGGAACATAAAAATCAGGTGAAATACAGTAGTAATGGCGCTTGCCGTCAATAACCCGGTGGAAAAGCCTTACCCGTGAGTTCATGTCGAGTTTTCTGGCTAAATCCAGAGCCTGAACACAGGATTGCCCCTCGAACATTTCCAGGGTGAGTGTTTTATCCTCACATTCCCGCCAGGACACCATGTTGAAATAGGCCGCACGGGCGGAAACCCAGATATTCAGGTGCTTTGTTTTAAATATACCCGCCAGACGGGCATTGTTTTTGGCTCTGTTCTGCTGGCTGATCAGGAAGTCACTGTAGACAGAAACCCCCATATTCGGATTTGCTTTACGCAAAGTGGCCGGATCCGTCCAGTCATCACCATCGTCAACGGTATAAATAATGCCGAAAAGCTCAGGATTCGGCACCGTACCATTGAGCATTTCAATCACTTCTCGCCGCTTGTCGTAACACGGGCCTTCAATGTTATATCCGGCGGTGGTGATAGCCCACATCAGCGGCTGCCGCCTGGCCCCCATACCAGTAATCATGGTTGTGTACAGGGCATCCGTGTCGTGCTCATGGTATTCATCAACGATAGCGCAGTGCGGGGACTGACCATCACCGGGGGAGCCGATAAGCGGCTCAAACCGCGCCCCGTCTTCCGGCCGGTTCATGTTTTTCGCATTGACCTCTATGCCGAACGCCTCCGTCAGCAGCGGGGTTCGCTTGCACATCAGTTTTGCAGGACGGAACACTTCCCATGCCTGCTTTTCCGTGGTTGCACCGGAGTAGATTTCAGCACCAAACTCGTTATCACAGGTAAAACAATACAGGGCAACACCGGCTGAAATGGCTGATTTACCGTTCTTACGGGGGATCTCCGTATAAACTTCACGGAACCGCCGCAGCTTACTGCCCTTGTGAACCCAGCCAAATGCACTGCAGACAATAAATAGCTGCCACGGCTCCAGTGTTATCGGCATGCGCTTAAATGCCCATTCACCTTTGGTGTGCGGCAGCAGCTGGATAAATTTCGCGGCCTGTTCCGCCAGGTCTTTATCAAACCGGTACCGGAATTTACGGCTTTTTTCTTCACTCAGATCATCCAGATGACGCTGGCAGGCATCTTTCACGTACTGACAGGCTACAATCTTGCCGCGAACCACGTCGCGGGCATACTGACTGGCCGCGTTTACGTTCGGGTAAGATTTGCGACTCATGATGTGATTAACCTCATAAACGGATTATCCTGTTTTTTCTGTCCCGCCAACCCGATCAGACGCTGACGGCTTCCCGGATCCAGACCGAGCATTGCACCGGTGCGATCCATTTCGCTTTCCTGCTCTTTTTTCGCGGTTAAATCGGGGTTCTTTATCGGGCCGCCGGTTGCACCTTTCAGCCGGGTACCATCTCTGGCTATTGCGATAACCAGCTCCCGCCAGAAATGATAAGCAACACACCAGCGCTCAAGAACGGCCAAATCAGTCAGACAGATAATCCCCTGCCCGCACAACTCTTTGACGGTCATTTCCCACATTGTGACAGCGAGGTGCAAATCGTTTTCCGCAAACCAGTCCGGCGGGGCGACACCGGTCAGCGGGGTAAAAACGGGCTCATCTTTATTCAGTGCCCGTTTGCCGGGATTGCCAGCCAGTTCTTTTCTGGCTGTCGGCTTCGGGCGGCGACCAGATTTGCCCGGAGTGCCAGCCATAAAATCCCTCCTTACGGATACATAAATACTGCTTACAGATCAGCCGGTTTTAATTTCATTTTTCGCGGGTATAAAAATCTGACTAAGGCGGCGGTCCTCTGGCCGTGGGGCGGCAGGGATTTGCCCTCCCCCCCTCCCCCTGCTCTATTCAAGGTGAATATCCGGAGCATCATCAACCACAGACGGACGCCAGAGAAAGCTAACAGATATAGATGAATGCGGCGGCGCTGTTGTTTCTATCTTTATGTCGGTCTGGTGGGATAACATCTCGCCATCAACACTGAGGCAATACCCGACAAACCTCCCGCCTTTAAACATCCGGGATAGCTTAACCTGCTTCTTTTTCATCGTGTTCTCTCCGTTGCGGTCTTCCGGTAGTGACATGGCCAGCACAGGCTCTGCAGGTTACTTTCCGCATCGGTACCCCCATGTGCTTTCGGGGTGATGTGGTCGACTGTCTTCGCCTCGGTTGCCCGTCCTTCGCGCAGGCATTGCTGGCACAGGTGCTTATCCCTGCTCAGCACCACAGCACGCAACCGATCCCACTTGGTACCGTATCCGCGTTCGTGTCGGCTCTTACCCTGCTGGTGGTTCTCCCACCCAGTATTGCGGTGCTCTTCGCAGTATCCGCTGCGGTCTGTGGTTGTCTTTGCGCAGCCACGTTTGCGGCAGGCGCGGGGTATGCGTGGTGGCATCATATCCTCCGATTATAAAGCCGACTCATTATGAACAGGCTTTATGATTGGTTTATGCCGTCTCTCCGGCTGTCACGCCCTGCTGCTCCGGCAGCTGACGTTGCTGCCCGTATCGGTAACCACACCGTGGATTCGTTGTTTTTGATTCTCCCAGTGCGCTCACTGCATGAGATAAACAGGTCATAGTTAACACAAGGAGACTGCGACAACGCAGCGCATAAAAAAGCCCCGCTGTTTAGCGAGGCCTTGTTTATCTTTTGTTTAGCTCAAAGAGTGTAATTTAATCACATATCCAAGAGTACCTGCCTGAGCGTAGTATTTAAGCCCGTACCCCCATCGGTTTCGGGCTATTTTTTTATCCTCTCCGCTTCAATCTCCCGTATTGCCCGCTTATCGTGATTACAGCTCGCTATCGACTTCATTGCATCGGCCAACAACAGGATTGCGCCGCCGTATGTCAATTCATCCGGAATAACCGGCAGCGGACAATCAGCCGTCAGTTGTGGCGGGATCGGCACTACCGGCGCGGGCACGAATGTCTCTTTCGTATTGCTGCAACTTCCCAACAATGCCAGGGGAAACAGGAGTAACAGCGCACTCACTGTCTTTAAATTCCGTTCTGATGCCGGTTTTAACTTTGACATTCTCCGTGCCCTCCGTTTCTTTGGCTTTGATGTTGTCGAGTGCGGCGCGGTGTCTGATGGTAACGGCTGAAAGCGTGATGGTATTTATCGTCCGCTGTGCTGACAGCTGTCCGGACAACGTTGTGTTATTCACCTTCAGTTGCTGGTTATCCCGGTAGGTGTCATATACCCACCACGCGGCAACAACAAACATCGCGGCAATTACCGCCTCTTTCCAGTTCATAGCGCTTGACACTCATAATGGATCACACCATCCAGCGGATTACCCGGAAGCGGCTTACAGTGATTCGGGAGTGAATACAGATAACAACCCGCCAACAGAGCAGTAGTCAGCAGGATGATAGCAATGATGATCAGTGTTAAAGGGTTCCGTGGCATACCGCTTTCTCCGTTTCGCGCCGGTTAATCAAACCCTGCCACTGCTTACCACCAGCAAATGTCCAGCGTTTCATTTCGTCACACGCCCCGGCGATATCACCGGCATTGAGTTTGCGCAGCATAGTGGAGCGCGAGAACGCGCCGGGGCCGACGTTGTAGACAAATGAATAGATGGCCACCCGGGTATTGTCATCAATCGGCACTTTGATCATCGGGTCAACCGCGCGCCGGACTTTCGTCAGATCGTCGTGCAGCAGCGCCTTACATTCAGCGTCCGTGTACAGCTTGCCGGGCTGAATATCGCTGCCGGTATGGCCGTAACATACGGTGAGCACTCCAGCCACATCACGGTAAGGTTTGTACTCAACACCCTCATACGCGGGGATCAGCACCAGCGCACCGGCAATCGCCCCGGCGGCACAAGCGGCCATGACTTTTTTAAATAATCGGTTATTCATGATGTTCTCCGGCTTTCAGTTGGAATTCTTTCCGTTTGTAATACCAGTTCACCAGGAACGTCCCGACAGTACAGATGATCCCGGCAACAATAGCCCACTGGTCCAGAGATAAAACGCCAAAAGCAGAGGTTATAAGTCCCCAGGCGTATGCTGTAGGGCTGGAATATTTGTCAGGCATGCGCATATCCACCCCCTGCGGAGTGTTCCGTATGTTGAGTGATAGGGAAATGCCGCAACCGGGTTATATGTTTTAAACGGGTTAAAGTGTGGTGGCTGCGGCATTATTCGGATAATCCCACCAGCGGCGGGAAAGCAATAAAAAGAGCACTGTGTCCGAATACGGATTAGGTAATGAGCCTGTCGTATTCCAATGCTCTTATTGTTGCTAATGGTAAAAAGCCGCACACAGCTCTTGTGTTAAGTGATAACGAGGTGATTGATACTGTGGCGGCGTATATGAAAAAAGGCCGCACAGGGCGACCTTTGGTAATTTATATCCATATGATATTACTTACATTTAATATCTTTAAGTCCTTCTAACTGATTGAGGCGCGATGCAACTTTTTTCCGGGCATCGCTTTTTGCCATCCCGTTGCCTATGCCAAAATCACCTAAAAATCCCAGGACAGTTTTTCCATCAAACTCCCCCGTGTTCTCAATTTCAGTTTGAATACCACGTGTTTTAGCAATTTCAACCTTTAGGTCATTACATGTCATGATCCCAGATTCTTCTGCTGTAACCGGAGCCGCTTGCGGGTACTGTTTTGTAGCACATGAAACTAAAAATAATGAAGATACTGCAATAAGAAATACTGATTTTTTCATGATTAGTTAAATTTAATTTTATTTTACAGTATTTTTATTATTGCTAACCATAAGATATAAAACAAGTAATTGAATAAATTATATAAATAAAAATAAACATTAATACACTAAATAAAATTAACGGCGTTTTAATTCAAAAATATAACTTACTGCAACGAATTACATTATGTAATCAACTAATTAAATTTAGGGCATAAAACCCCGCAAATGCGAGGTTTCAGTTTATAAGCAATGTGACACGGGAATCAACGCTATCTCCACCTTAGTCTGCTCAAACCGTTCCGCTTCCATTTCCACTCCCACGACGCGACGGTTATGCTTCAGCGCGGCTTTCAGTGTCGCTCCGGATCCCATAAAGAAATCGGCTACCAGGTCACCTTCACGGCTGCTGGCTTTTATGATGTGCTCCATCATTGCGGCTGGTTTTTCACAGGGGTGCTTTCCGGGGTAATACTGAACCGGCGGGAATGTCCACACATCGGTATAAGGCACATCAACTGATACCGTGAAGTAACGGCGTAGCAACTGATACTGATCTGCCAGTTCGTGATATTCGCGCCTGAGTGTGTGTTGCTCACTGACCAGATCATCATGTTCACGGTATAACGGGTTATTTCGCTGACACTCTGCAGCTGTCCGCTGAAAAAGTGCCTGTAATTTCCGGTAATCCGATTCATTCGGTAACTGCCACTGACTGTACCCGAACCAGTGTGAAGACATCTGCTTGCCGGTTGCCTGGTCAATTTCTTTTGCCGTGATACCCAATGCATCACGCGCCTGCCGGAAATACTCAATCAGCGGGGTAAACACATTTTTCTTCAGTTCATCCCGCCGCTGGTGGTACTCACTGCCTTTTCCTTTTACCGGCCCCTGATAATGCTCTGCAAACAGCAACCGCTCAGTAGACGGGAAAAAACAACGCAGGCTTTCTTTGTTTTGCCGCCGCCACGGGCCGGAAGGTTTCGCCCATATGATATGACTGAGAACGCGGAACCTCTCCCGTAACAGTATTTCTGTATCTGAGGCCAATCGTGAACCACAAAACAGGTACAGGCTGCCGTTTGGTTTCAGTACCCGCCAGAATTCAGCCAGCATTTCGTCCAGCCAGGAAAGGTAAGCAGAAACATCCGGCCACTGATTATCCCAGGCACATGTTTTTACCTGAAAATACGGCGGGTCAGTGGCGATTAAATCAATGCAATTATCCGGGAGGGTTTTGATATAGCTGAGTGAGTCGTCGTTGACTAAATTAATACTGTTTAAATTAACAGTGTTTTTCATAGATCCGGGTAACCTTTTTTGTTAAGCTCCCTTTGCTTTGTGCACACAAGCAGTGGGCCTTGGTTTATCCGTGATCACACAAACGGGTGAATGGCTGGGAAGGTGCTACCAACACCCACCAGCCGCCCATTTCACAGTTTAAAGTCGTCTGAATCGTTCACCGTTGCCACAGTCTTTCAAAAGACCGGCAAGACTGAACTGAGTAAGAAGAAGCTGGCAACGCGGCAGGGAAAGCCCTGACAAGGCAGCCGCATCGCTGACAGAGAAAACCCCGTCCGGTAACACCTCAAAAAAACAAGCCGCTGCTGTTGTCATATCTTTCTGTTTTAACATGGTATTTTATACCTTTGGTCAGTTATTGTGCATAAATACACATGTAACTCTGACCAAACGTAACAGCAAGTCTTATGTTTATTTCAGACAATAAAAAACCCCGCGAATGCGAGGTTTAAAATTTTTGTAGTGCACTAACCGTAAGATGCCCAGTATTTAGAGATAATAAGGCACTTTCGGACAAAATGCAAGTGTGAACAACATTACCTCATTTATCTATCAGGAATGGTATATTACATATGTTTATTATTCGATTTTGGGGCATATATGAATCTGATAAGAAAAATATGGCATTTTTTCGGCCTGTATCAATCACATAAAGTACGACTGTTACATTGTGCAGTCCTGATTTTTGTTCTGGCGCAAATCATTATCAGTAACTGGATGAAAGGCACAAAATCCTCCGTTATACCTCCGGTGGATTGGACTTATTTTTTCACATGGGCTCATGTCACTATTGGTTTTTGCTTATTTTTCATTACATTAATCTTAATTGTTGTATGCTTCCATGAAAGGGGAATGCGGTATTTTTATCCCTATCTTTGGGGGGATGTTGTCCCATTGAAAAATGATATAAAACAACTGATGAAGCTAAAGCTACCAGACAGCACTCCAAAAGGGCTTGCAGCCGTAGTTCAGGGATTGGGGCTTGGCGCGTTATCGATAGTCATTATATCCGGAATGGTTTGGTTTTTTTTGTGGTTACAACATTCACCATCAGCATTAGAGGCCCGAAGTATCCATAAATCATTAACAGTGTTAATAGAAATTTATATCTATGGACATGGTGGATTTGGGCTTATCCATTTTGTTCTGTGGTATAAAAAATCAAAAAACAGTCATCAGTAATTTGTCAACCAAACGGGCAGCCTGTCAACAACGCTGCCCGTAATACACAGTCAGTCCAGTATCACGAAGTTATCCGTCCAAACAACGATTCGGTTTGGCTCTCCTCAACATAGCACTTAGCAGTTAAACCATCATAAAAAGGCTTCCAGTTTCTGCGCCATGTTCTCTCGTTTAAATCCGGTACCAAGTGCTTTATCGCCTGATAAGCCACTGACGACGGCACACGCTTATACCCGCGCCCCGAGCATTTCGGGCAGTCTTTAAATACCGGTACACCCTGTAATTCGCTCTGCTCTTCGTCGTATACCTTACCCCGTCCCTTACACCGGCACCGGTGGGTTAACTGCCCTTTACCGTTGCAGATCACGCACAGTTCGCCAACGCGCTCAGTACGTACTACCGGCTCAACAATCACAGTACCTTCCATATTGGTGATACCCGGATGCTTCACCATCTCTTTCCGGCGGTAAATCAGCCCTTTTCCGCCGCAGTCCTGACACTGGCAGACCGAACCCGCTGAACGGGCGTAATCCTCAAATGCCATTGCGGACAGAATCTTCATACACTGAGCAACGCGATTACCGGCTGCTTTGGCCACCAGCTTTGGCACCGTGCGCAGAGCATACTGTGTCAGCGCTTCAACAGTCCTGAATTTGTCCTCAATGCTGACGTCATTCTTACCAAAGAACGCATGCATACCAAACGCGGCCCGCTGTGATGCCATCCCCATTGCCGCTGCCGAATCCATGCCTTTCAGTCTGTCCGGGGCCGTGGAGTTTGAACTGTCACTGAATGTCGGTGACTTCGGATGAAATTGTTTTAATGCGCTTTCGAGTTTCATTACGCGGTCTCCCTGTGTTTTTCCCGGTAAAATGGCAGTTCACGGACTTCGCTTCCGTCACGGATGAGGTCGTTAAAGTCTCCGCTGTCACACCACAGGACGCGGACCTTTTCGACATCATTGTTTGAGTGCAGATTACTGCGGGCGCAACTGAAGGCGGCATCGTGCCCTGTGGCACTCCTGATGTCATAATCCGCAAAAATAACCAGTGTCTTTACGCCGCGCGGAGCAATAAATTTCTTCATAAATGTTGCGTTCATTGCTGCCCAGGTATTGATGCCGTACACCTGTTTACAGGACAACGCGGTTTCAATCCCCTCGGCAATACCCAGCGTCGAATCAACCGGAAACAAACGGACGGCGACTGATTTGGCGTGCTTCAGGTAATTCTCATCCTGTAGTGAATCCATTTTTTTTACAGGGTTAACTTCTGCCTCGCTCGCTTTGCGTGCACCGTCCAGGAAAATCCGGTGCATATAGCACGGCTGCCCTTTTGCATCGGTGGCCAGTGACCATATCGCCTGGAAGTGCTTCTTACATCCGGGAACGGGTTGTTTAGCACAGAACCGGCTGTAGTCAGCAGGCAGGGTAAATACGCCACGTTCCTGCAGATACTGTGCCGCAGTGGTATCTTTCAGTGATGACATGGCAGAATAAGGTTTTATGAACCGTTCGCGTTCAGCGGCAATGTCACTGCGTACCGGCCGACTGTATTCCTGCTGCCGGACATTCCCCAGGAACTTATCAATCTCATCTGCCAGCACCGGGAAGCTTTTACTCTGCGTGAGTTCCAGCAGCTTAAATCCGTTGCCGCTGGTGCATTTGCAGATAAACGTCCCGTTACCGTCTTTGTCATCAATGCGGAATTTGCCTTTTTCACCACACAGCGGACACTCACCACTGTAATGTTTCCCGCCGGTGATCGGCGGCAGACCATAGTATTCAAATATCTCAGCCCAGCGCCCGCGTGCGGCATCTGCGGTTCTCATAACAGACTCCCCTGCTGAGTTGGTTTCGCCGCCAATAACCGGCGCACGCTGTCAGTGCGGCTTTCTGGTGTGTGCTTTGCCCCAGCCTGTACTGCTGCTTTGGCGGCGGCATCCCGTTTCTGGCACATTTTCGCCCACTGGATCTGTTTGTGACGTATGAAGTTACTGACAACCGGTGTGATCTCCTGTGGTGTGTTGTGCATGCCGCGCGGGAATACCCCGAATTTCTCACGGTAGGTGTTATCCACCCATTTCGGATTCATCACCTTGCCCTGTGCAGCACGGGCATTCCGGTAATACAGCAGCTGGGAATAGAAACTCTGCTTATCCGCCATCGTGTAGGTCTTCTGACCTTTACCGATCTTTTTAATACTGCGTGAGGTGTCGACTTCCACATTTTCGCCAGCCAGCGGTTTAAATCCGCATTTCGGGCAAACGTAGACACCGGCAGGCTTCATGTAGTGACAGGATGTGCATTCCTTCGGCTTCTTCTCCCGTTTCTCCTGCTCACGGTAAGATCCGGCCTCTTTCATACCGTCATTTTTACGCGGCAAATCGTCATACTCGATGTCTTCCGGAAACCCGAGGCGGTGAACTGTACCAGAGTGATCCAGAATAATCGCACGGTCTTTACCTTTGGCCGGACGCAGAGCACGACCGATAGCCTGTAACCAGCGGATCTCCGATTTTGTCGGTCTGGCATAGATTATGCAGCGGACATCACTGTCGAACCCGGCGACCAGCACACCCACGTTCACCATTATTTTTGTCGCACCTGCCTCAAACCGGTGAATAATCAGATCACGGTCTTCGTGTGGTGTGTTTGCCGTCATAACCTCAGCATTAATGCCTGCCTTGTTAAATTCCATCGTGACAAAGTTGGCATGGCTGACGTTGACGCAGAAGCACACGGTGGGCTGATTCTCACCCAGTTTTAACCAGTTGCTGACCAGATCACCAACCAGATCGGCACCACACATGATTGCGGCTATTTCGTCCTCTTTGTAATCGCTGCCGTACTCATCGCTGCGGGTACTTTTCACGCCTGACAAATCGGGCTTTGTCGGGGCGTAAAACTCATAAGGACTCAGATCACCGCGTTCGATAAGCTCTTTTATCGTGGTGGGCTTTATCAGTTTTTCGTAGTAATGCCCGAGGAACGGGGAGAACGGTGTGCCGGACAGGCCAACCACCTTACACCCGGTTTCCGTGGTCAGGCGGGTGATCTGCTCCAGAATCTTTTTCCGGCGCAGATGTGCCTCGTCGATAATCAGCAGATCAATATTGTCAGGGAAGTCACGGCGGATCAGCGTATCGGCTGAGGCAATCTGAATAAGCTTTGCCGGATCACGGTTCGGGTGATCACGCCAGATATAGGCAATCTCATCCTCAGGAAGCCCGTATTCAATAAAGCGTTGCGCAGTCTGGGAAATCAAAACCGTGAACGGTGCCACAAAAAGAACCCGCCTCCCCTGCGATATAAAGCCATCCGTCATAAATGCGGCCAGCCCTGTTTTACCGGCACCGGTCGGCGCGTAAATCATGAACGAGGCATGCTGTTTCCACGACTGCCGCAACATGGTCAGCGCCCGTTCCTGTGCAAATTTTGGTGTAATAGTTAACATCTCATTCCCCACTCAACTGATTTCCATTGCCAAGGACAAAGCCATTTCAGTATTTGTCATTTAGCCATCTAAACGTCCATCGACATTTATAACCCCTACTGTGATCTATATTGAGATCTGTGCCTTTCCTTTGGCAGTGCCTTCCCCAACACCCCTTTCAAAGATCACCCCCCCCTAACCCCCCCTAGAAAGTTTTCCCCTCTTCCCCAAACCGGAAAACCATCTGGACGGCTAAACGTCTTAACTTCCACACCTCCTGATAATTCTTATCCCGCAACTTTCTGTGGGTCTGCGGTGTAACCCTGCATGGCTCTGTTAAACTTCCTGACATATTCCCTGAGCCGTTTATTCGCTTCCCTGCGTGCTGTGTTGTCTTTCCTGTACGGAATAGGCTCTGCTTCCCACCGTTCCTGATACACCGCTGAGTAAGCCACCAGCGCCCTGTTTCTGGCTCCCGGTGATAACTGCAACAGCATTTCCTGAATCCATTTGCCGTCATCAGGAAAATAGTTGTCAGGCATCAGTGTGTTTTGGTTCGGATGCATGACATTCCCCAAATAACTCAGGTAAATCAGGGCGAATTTCGCAGGCACGAACGATGCCATTCGTTGACTTCACAATCAGAGGGACAATCTCAGGCGATACTCGGGATTTATTTTTTAACCACTTGTAGACCGCCTGCTGAGTCACTCCACAAGCATCAGCAAGTTTTTGCTGAGTGCCGAGCAAACCTATAGCGGTTTTAATCGCTTTATTCATAACAACCTCCGTTTTATTTTCACATAATAAAACTATAGTTGTTTTTAATCAACAACCAAAATCTCATTGCCTAAAAACAACCGAAGTTGTATATTTCGATTATGAAAACGACACTTGCACAGCGATTAAAACTAGCCAGGAAGCATGCCAATCTCTCACAGAAAGAGCTTGGAGATGCTATTGGCGTATCACAGGCTGCGATCCAGAAAATTGAATCCGGAAGCGCTCAGACATCAACAAAGCTGATTGAGATAGCCGGAGCACTATCTGTACCCGCAGAATGGCTGGCATACGGCGACGGGGATAACCCGTTACTTCCTGCAGGCGATACCTATTCGGTTAAGACTGAGCTGACCGTTCCCGCTGTTATAAAGACTTACAAAGTCGAAATCCTCGATGTTGAAGTAAGTGCGGGGCCAGGTGTGATGGTTCAGGATGATTTCATTGAAACCATTACGGCTATTGAGTACTCAGCAGAAGAAGCGAAGCGGCTTTTTGGCGGCAGACCAGCAGAAACAATCAAAATGATAACTGTTCGTGGTGACTCAATGGCTGAGACGTTTGAGCCACGAGATCAGATATTCGTTGATGTAACCGTAGATCATTTTGATGGTGACGGAATCTACGTTTTCGTGCTGGATAACCAGATTTATATAAAACGGTTGCAAATGCAGTATAAGCGCCTTGCTGTGATATCAGATAATCCGCGATACGAGACATGGCACCTTGATGAGTCCAGTATTGAGGGTATATCTATCCGAGCAAAAGTGTTGGTTAGTCAGTCTATTAAATATAAATTCCACGGCTAACAGTGGCCTGACGACACATTCTGAGGATAAATCATGGCATTTAATGACATCGAGTTAGCGCAGATAAAACGGTGCATGGACTTCTTCATGGAGAAACGCCGCCCACCGGAGTACATCCGTGATGAACATGACCTGATGTATGAAATCGTGGGCCAAGCCGTGTTTATCAATGAAATTCGTAACGTCATGGGACGTACGGTTGAAACAGAGATAGCGAAGGTGGTCTTTGATCGTCCCCAAAATGGCTGGAAGCTGTTTTTTATGGGTAAGTCAGGCCAATGGGAAGGATTGTTCACCGATCTCATACCAACATTCTCAGATGCAATTAAAGTGGTTGAGGATGACGTAACAGGAATTTTCTTCAGTTAATCAATAAAAAGTTCTGATGAAACGACTATGCAACTGGATATATAACCACAAGCTGATTGTTCTGCTTACTGTGGTAATTGTGATAGATGCGTTTTTGTTTGCGTCGCTAATCTTCTGATGATGGCCTGGCGACACATTTTAGGGTGTAGTGGTTATATCTAATTGAGCTTACTTATGTTATTAACAATCTGATAAATTTAAGGCAAAGGCAATGGACGGTGAAACCTCTATAAAAATAACAAATCTATCTGAAATTTCAGCTGTTTTATATAGAATAAAGCAAGGTGAGCAGATAGGAATAGACCAAATCGACCTATCCAGCTTGGCTAATGTTAAAATCAAAGCTTATGGCGACGGCGACCAATTTTCCGGCCAGCTAACATCGTCAATCTGCAGTGGCTTGCGCGATTTTCACACAGAACTTCTGAAAGTGTACTGTATAATTAGATATGGTTCTGATAACTTAAGGTATCTGAAGGATTCTGAGAAAGAAGCCCTAGAAGTAATATTTAAGATTGACCCAGGCTGTACGCAAATACTTGTAGAGATGAAGGAATTCATCAGTGCCTGTGGTGACGCATTTAAGAAGGTAACTGAAGGTATGAACGGAAATTTAAAAGCAACATGCTACATTGCTACCGTGCTTACTGTTGCCGGATATTTTGCCTTTGATAATTATTCTGATAGGCAAACCAATTTAGAAGCAGCACAAGCAGAGGCATCAACTCAGATAGAGCAGCAGCGGATTCTGAAGGATGCTGTGCTTGAGGCATTGAAAATCAATGGTGAAAAACCACCAATGATCGATGAAATCGAAACTAAAGCATCGCAAGCTTATGAAAAAGCACTTAAACCACTATCAGATGCAGATAAAGTTGAGATCCATTCTGCTGGCAAGGAATCCGTGCTAGGCAATAAAGAACTTAATGAGTTCATCGCCAACCCTACGCCAAAGCTAGAAACAAGTGAGTCAACAAAAATACTTGAAATTGAAGGCATAAAAAGAAGCCCAGAAAAATTAACTGTAACCTGTAGTGAGAGAGGGTCGGATATCTCATTTACTCTGTACGTTGATTTGAGTTTTATCAATCAAACAGAAGTTGATATTCTATTTGATGCATTTAAGAAGAATAAACCAGTGTCGGTGCAAGGTAGTTACAAAGAAAGATCTGGTATTATCGAACGAGCCAACGCATCAACCATCACCGTATACCAACAAAATTAATACCCCCAGCCCTCCCCTCGAGGGCTTTTTTGTGCCTGTAATTCCCCCGCCTGTGTGATCTGCGTCCAATCGTGACGATTTTATTTTAAATAATATGCATTATAAAACAACTAATTATCCAAAGGAACGCGCATTTAAAAACACAAAAACAACTTTGGTTGTTGACACAAAGACAACTTTAGTTTTAAATAAACTCACAATACGGATTGAGGGTTTAAAGAATGCCGAATATACATTGTATGTCAAATGGCAGCGTGCCGAAACCTGACACCTATACAGCGGTTAATCAGATGTTCACCTTTCGGTTCTTTGCTATCAAACGCATCGATCAGAATGCAAAACCAGAATGCAAAGAGGTGCAGGCCACAGATTTACGGTCCGCAAAATTACAGCTTGTCCGTGAGTATATTTTATCGCTGGCAATACAGATTCCAGTCAAGGCGGTGTGATATGGCACACGAAATTGATTTAGAAACAGCAGAAAGAAAAGCATCACAATTAAATACCCTGCTGTACCTTCTCAGTGAGTCGGGATTTGTCGCCCTCGACGGCCAGCAGTTATTAGATTTGGTCGAATTAGCCGGATCACTGGCTGACCCGGTCGCCTGCTGGTTGATTGAAGAAAACGCACATAGAAAGGAGTCGTGACATGTCACAGAAAGCAATTCCCGACCGTGCGCAGCTCATAGATGTATTAACCAGGGTTAAGGCATTTACAACGGCTGCGCAATACCTGACCCGCGATAAAGAAGAACGCCGGTTATCACTGGAATTACTTTGCCAGGCAGAGGCCGAAATTGATGAGGTGCTTGAAAATGAATAATACACAATTAAAAGAAGCAGCCTGCGATGATTTAACTTATGCAAAATCAACCTTATCATTAATTATTAATAATGATGTGCCATTTGATACACATGCATTTAATACGGTCGAGGGTGTGGTTGAACAAATAGACCGGGCATTAAAAAATGTTGCCAGTATCAGCACAGAACAAGCTGACACCCGCAATGAAGATTGCAAGGTATTTTCCGGTATGGATTTAGAATCATCACTTAACTCTGTACTTGGAACTCTGGTAGCCATTGAAAATATAAGTGTGATTTTTGAAAGCAACTCATTAAAGGTAAATGCCACAGCCCTAATTGAATTAATTGCATCTGTAAAAATGAATATGGAATCAATCTGCCAACATATTGCAGCAAGGGGCTAATTATGGATATTCAAAATATCATTTCTCGCTTGGATTTCTCTGGACTTAATGCGATAGAAATTCAAAAAGCAATGAATAACATGGAATTCACTGCTGATTCTATATTATCAGGCATTTCCTCATTAGGTAATATCATGTTTTGGGTTTCGGCTAATGATGATTATTCTGATTTTCGTGAAGATAGTGCCAATATCGGTCTGATGATTAAGCAAATAACCTTGATTGCCAGAATACTGACTGAGCAGGTTAATGATCTTGATTGCAAAGCCCGTTTAGCCCCCCCCCCCCCCAGTGCAATCAAAAGCCTGATAAACAGAGAAATGAAATTATTGGTGTTATTAGCGATATCAACAACGCTGAATTATCAATACAGCAACTTAAAAGTGATTTATACGGAAACGAACCAGAGAAAGAAATAATATTCGCACAGCTTGATTTAGTGACATCTAAGTTAAGTGGTTCATTAGACCAACTGGAAATAATAGCAGGAAACAATCATGACTAATAAATTTGAAGCAATCGAAAATGCATCAAAGGGTGAAATCACTATCGAGATGCGCCCTGTGTATGTTGTATCAGGTGCCAATCATGCTTACCTCAGCCAGGGCGGCGCGCTGAATAAGCTGGCCTACATTATCGCTGAAAAGCAGTTCCGTGACGAAGGTAAGCCAACCAATTTCCCGGACGAAGAAACAGCGCTTGAAGACGGCACACCGGCTCACAAAACAGGAGAAATAACACCTGAATACCTTGAACGGAAGAACGAAGTGTTAAACGAATTAAAAGCGGCACTGCGCCGTGAAAATGAAATTGTAAAATTGAAAGCCGAGTATCACAGAGCGAATAAAAAATTAGTTTCTGCACAGGAAAAGGCGTCTGTCGCAAAATGGAAACTACAGTCAGCCGCTAAAAATAAATAGCAAAACATTTAATTAACCTTTAATTACAGCGCCTGCGCTGGGGATAACTGCATCTTTTTATAAGGAACAGAACAATGAAAGAACAATACGAAATCAAAATTACAGTAACTTATGATGGTGAAAACGTTAATCTCTCTGCCGAATCAAAGCATGTTACACCCACACAACCATCAATATTTTTCATGGCGTTAACTAAGTTTTTAAATCAGCAAATACGTGCAGGGCTGAAAGATAAACTTGCATTAGCTGATGATATTGCTGACCTGATTGTCGGTATCTCTGAGCATGTAGGCACAGGTGATTAATCATGGAAAATAACAACATTTTATCAAACAGAAGAAAGTCGTTCACTGATGCTTTCTTTCACCATCTGAAAAAGAAAGGCAAAACAGCATCATTTAAACGTTCTGTGGATGGTGTGCAATATAGGATTGATTTAGATGCTGAGGTGCTGACTCAGGCTCTGATATCGCTCTATGAAAATAAGGCATGTAAAGACGCGGGTTATACCGTGCAGCAGATACTTGATTCATATGCCAATTACTACAACCAAAACGGAAATATCACTCCGGACGGGGAGATGTTTATCAGTTTAATTACAAAGTTAATTGCTGAAAACATGCACAGAAAGGAATTTAAAAATGAGCCTGTTTAATGACCTGATGATATCCGGCAGCAACTTAGAAAAGCGGAAATTATATCGCAGGGCAGCAGAACAATACAGAAAAGCTTATTGTCTGACATATTCCGAGAACGAGGAAAAAGTAAGCAAACAGGCTATGGAACACTGTCTGGATAAAGCAAAAATTAAAATTCCGGAGGGTTATTTATGAAGAATGCAGGCATGACAGTAGTTCAAATGATCAGGATGCTAAAAGAAAAAGTTCCGGATTGCCCTTCATGGATGCTTGATGAATCTCGTATGGACAATAAGACACCTACACATCAGGAATTAATGGAATTCGCAGAATGTATTATTAAGCGTCAGCGCTCTATTCAGGCCTCAAAATATCTGACTTATTGCAAGGAGCGATTTGGCTTTGATTCTGACGGGAACTATCAGTTTTCTTATAAAAGTGTCGGAGTTTATTTGGATGTCGAAGTTATTGAAACCTTATTAATTCATCAAATTGAGCAGCCGCTATTAGAGGAAAACCCAGAGGAAAAATACATTGCCGTGTGGCGTTTTTATACAAATAACGAGGCCAAAGAGGCTGAAACCGGCATCACATGGTTATTTGATTTTATGGATGACGTTTTTATTAAAGGCTTTCAGCTTTTAAATTCGCCAGTTTCAGGCAATTTAATTCACTAGGGGAAACATATGAACAATTTAATCACCATTAATAAAACCCAAATGCCCGTTGTTGAATACCAGGGTCAGCGTGTCGTGACGTTCTCCATGATTGATCTGGTACATGCACGACCAGAGGGAACTGCTGGACGTAATTTTCGAGAAAACAAGGGCTACTTTATCGAAGGGATAGATTACGTCGAATTAGGTTCCGACGCTATACGCCGAGACCTCCCGGAAGGCACATTTTCTAAGTTTGCTCCATCTGGAATTGTGCTTTTCGAATCCGGCTACTTGATGGTTGTAAAATCACTAACTGACCCTTTAGCCTGGCAGATACAGCGCGAACTGGTTAATAGTTATTTCCGCCAGCCACAAACCGCTATTAGTGAATTGGAAATGATCGCCAGAATTGCCAGCCTCAACGCTCAGCAGCAGCGCCAGATTAATCAGGTGTCCGAAAAGGTTGAGCATGTCCATGAAGCCGTTGAACAAATTAAACAAGGCACAATACCTGCTGGCTGGATCGGCTATTCACTGGCCAGAACAAAATCAGGTATGACCGTCGATAAATGCAAAACACTGGTGAAGCAATTCAATATCCGCAAGGACCAAATAACCATACTCACCCCAGAAAGGGTTCCACGCCCGATGGCGATCATCCCTGAATCTGAGTTTATGGAAGCTTTCAGGTTGATGATGAGTGAGGCTGAATTACGCGGGGCACGTTGGTATCACCCGAAAATGGGATTGTTTCAGGCTATCGGCTGGGAGGAAAAATAATGAAAACCAAATTACCATTCATAGATGCCGGATTGCTGCGTGCAGCTCTTACCCTGATTGCCGCAAAAGACGATTCGCGACCGGTAACCAAAGCCGTTCACATTAACGGCGAATTTATCGAGTCAACCAACGGACACGCCCTGGTTCGAATGAAGCACAATGCGCATTTTTACCACGATATCGTTGTGCAATTTAACCATCCTGTCCCTGATGAAGCTGAGTTTGCAGAAATCAAAGTGTTCGATGATGGCCTTTGCGTTGCTGTGTATTACCGCGAGGAAAAAGAAGCAGAATTTGTACCGTTCGGCACATCTGCACTGACCCGCAGATCAGAGACATATCCTGATTTTGATATTTTTCTGAAGCGTGAATTTGTAAAAAACGCCCTGCCGCCGGTTAGTGCCAAATACCTGGCATTACCCTACCTCATGTTCGGTGCCGGTGTTGTGGATGCAACGTGCACAGAAGACAGAAAAGCCGTTCTGTTCAATATGGGGCCGCTGACCAATGAAATATACGGCGACCCGCAGCTCGTTGCTATGGCAGTTATGCCGGAGTATTTCGATGCATGCCGTGCCGCCCGTGAAGAAGGTAGGGAGGACGAATGAAAATCGAATTTATCTCAAACAGCAACATAGCCAAGGTGGTTATCCGTTCCTTCATCACCGAGCACCGGAAACTGAACCGCCTGGTTGACGCAGCCCTGCTACGTACCCCGGTTCAGCAATCAACTACCGGCCTGTTGTTCCGCGTGACGACTATCTACGGCAAGCAGAACCATATCCGCCGGGCACATAAGATTATCTGCCGGGAGGTGTCACGATGAACCAGCAGGAAGAAGATTACGAAATCAGTGTGTACGACGACCCTCTGATAAAGGCTATCCACCATGTGGATGACGGACGGGATTATACGCAGCGGATTATTCACGATATGCGCCAGCGGTATTACATCAGAGCGGGGATATACCTTCCCCGCCCACCAGCTCCACAGGTCGTTGCGCCGAAGTTAACCCCGACAATGACGGGTAAAAAACGGAATAAGAAAGTCAGGAAGGTGGGTCATGAATACTAAACCGAAAGTTTTAGAAGCTCTCGAAGAGATCGGTCCCTGTGATGTCACCACGCTGGCCATGCACATGGAGCAAAGCGAATCGTGCGTTAACGCATTGATGGTTAATCAGTTACGTAAGGGGATGGTCAAATTGACTGATGGGGTATACCACCTGACACACAAATCAGCACCAGCGCAAACTACACAGAAACCGTCCGCCAAACCAGCTGTGTCACGCACGAAAGTGGAGGTTTTACGCGAAATACTGAAAGACACAGGAAAATGTTTTACCGCCACAGAACTGTCTGAGCGGTCAGGTATGCCCGTCAAAAATATCAGCGGACTGCTTGCAAATGATGTCAGCAAAGGTGTCATTAATCAAACCAAAACTGATGGACGCTCCGTTTATCAGTGGGCCGCAGCTAAAGAGGATAATTCTCCCCTTTCAGCCACTGCACCTAATGTCGATAATTCCCGACTTTTAACCGCCGCAGTATGCCCCGGTAAAATGACAGAAAGCCGCCCTTTTATTGCTACCACAGAGCCGGAATTAAATGGTGAGAAAAATCACCTTTTACACACGCCCACAGCCTCCGTTTCAAACGGAACACTGAGTGTGCCAAACAGCAAATGCCTGTGTGATGAGCTGGTGAAAATTGACGACGAGTTAATCAGCTTAAACACACGGGTTAAGGAATTAACAGAAGCCAGGCAATTAAAAAGTGAAATGCTGGATCTGGTCACGAAACTGGAAGCATTAATCGGGAGGGAGCATGCAAACAACTGATCTGCACCTGGTGCAAATTATCACGGCCGCCGGTCATGACCCGTCTGATATTACAGATGCTGTCTGGGCTGCCGGTTACCGGAAAACAGACTTTACCACTGAGCAGGTTATCAAAATGGCGGTTAATCAGACCGCCGATACCGTGCTGAACGGCTTCCCTGTTGAGACACTACCTAAAACGCTGGATGACCTCAGTCAGTACCATCTGAATGGCATTATCTTTGAAGCAAAATGGGAAGGTACGCCTGCAGCAGTGGCAAATGCAATATTGATGAACGGGTATAAAAAGGAGTGTGAAAAATGAGCGATATCAGCAAACAGGAATCACCGTGGTTTAAAACCAGCGACCTAGCAGATCGGTATGATGTGAAACCTCACACTATCAGGGTTTGGGCAGGCAACGGAAAACAAAAACGCGAAGGTTTCCCGAAGCCAAAATTTAAATCAAAAGAATTAATTTTTCTCAAGCAGGATATTTTTGACTGGGAGGATGGTAAGCGATTTTAGTCAGTTTATCCCACCACTCCTCATACCCTTTTCTTTGCTCATTCAGGTAGGTGTACTTATCGTACACCTGCCATACCCCCGGTAATTTATGGCCGATCATAATTTCTGCAACATGTGGCGCAGTTATTTCTGACATGCGGGTCCGCATCGTTTTTCTCAGATCGTGTATAGACCATGTAGTGTATTCATCAAAATGGGGGGCCATTTTTTTATTAAGCAATACGGGAATATAAAGGTGCCCACCCTGTGTTAATTTTCCACCGTTAGGAGATGGCAAAAGATATTCACTACCATTGTTAATGGCTATCAGTTCACGCAGCAACACCTCAGCCGGATCAATTATCGGCCTTAAAATTGGCTTTTTACTTTTGCGTCCGGTTTTATGGTTTTCTGGTGGAACAGTCCAGACCCGTTCGGTGAAATCAAAATGCTTAACTTTGGCCTTCATCAACTCACCGATCCTATTCCCGTAGAGTAGACACAACTTAATAATACAGCGGTTTCTGAGGTTGTAGCGCGGCTCATCTATCAATGAAAATAGCAGCCTTATTTCGTCATCAGACAGAACCCTTTCACCCTGATTTTCAACAATACCAAGATCTGCAGATGAAACGCTCTCCAGAGGGCTGTTATTAATCACGCCACGACGAATACCCCACGCATGAGCCAGTTTCGTATTTTGTAATACTTTATCAGCCACTGCCGGATACCGTTCAGCCAGAGTTTCAATCAATGAAAGCCACATATGCAGATCAGTTTCATCGTGCGGGTACCTCCCTATTTTGGGAAATACATGGATCTCAAATGAACGAAGGATCTGTTTGGCGTTAACCTTCACACCATCCATGGATTTTTCCCACCATAAACGAATTACCCCCTCAACAGTTTTCGCCGTAACTGCCTGCTGTATTTTATTCTGCTTTACGACACGCGGGTTTCGTAATTGCTCAAGTTCACCGCGATAAAACAGGGCGGCCTCCCTGGCATCTTTCAGGCTGGTAGCAGGGTATGTCCCTATATCAATTCTTTCGGCTTTTCCATCCCAGCGGTAACGAAACTGAAATATAACCTTTCCCTTTGGGGTTACCCTGACTGATAACCCATCCCGGTCTGCTTTTGTTACTATTTTTTCCGCAGTTTTACCTGATACTGAACGGAGCCATGAATCTGTTAATGCCAT